TAACTTCTGCAATACGGGTGATGATCTGCGAAGGATCCTGACCTTGCGCTGCAAGGGCTGGAATGGCTTGAGCATACTGAGCAACAGCCACCCGCAAAGAATCGCGCATTTCTTCGATATCAACACGTTGTTCCTCCTGCGTTACGTTTAACTCCATTGGAATCTCACGACGTACATAATCACGAGATACAAGTTTGTCTGAGCGCATTTGTAGTAAAGCAATGATGGCACGGTTAGGATCCATACCAGACATAATGCCGTAGCGAACATCTACGCCGTAGTTACCATCAATTTGCTTTGATGGGATGTACTTCATATTGAATGGAGTACCGTCGTCTACGCCCTTGATTTCCTTTTGCATAGAACCAAAGATCTTCTCATCTACTTCAAAGCAAAGAGAAGCAAGGTCTGTAAACATACGAGCAAACTGTGCTTGTGCTGACTTGATCTGTGTATCAAAGCCTGCTTGTAGCGCTTGTACACCACGACCTGTAACGATAGATGCATCAATGTTACCTGAGCGAACCTCTGGGTAACGAGAACCTAAACGTAGTTCACGCTCTAGTACACCTGACTCTGTGAAGACTCCAGGTGGTAGTTCCAAAGGAACACGGCGAATACCTTGTGGATTAGCAGAACGCATAATCGCATCTGGTCCAAGTGCAAGTTCTTGCACATCCTGTGGAATAGCAATAGGTGCTTGGATAGATTTCTCTGCTGCTTGGATCTGCAATACTGCAAAGCGAGCACGAGCAAGTTGTACTGATAGAACATCATCAAACTGTCCACGTGCTTCACCATCAATGGATGAGCGCATAGCAACATATGCCATACACTTGCCAATAGGGTTCGGGATGTTTGAGAGTACTAGGTTCTTACGCTCTGGGATAAAGATTAGATCTTGGTCTTTGTCGTGGTAGCGAACTAATGACACATAAGGTGAGCCAGGAGAATAAACATTCTTTGGCATAATCTGGTCATAGAACTCTGGGTACTGCATTGCAAGTGTCTCAGCATCAGATGCCATTACCTGTGTAAGCGATACGGTACGACCAAAGCGATCAATCTCAGGATAAGTACCAAAAGGATTAAGTAAACGGATACGAGGGTTGTTTGTCTCGTAGTCCATCTCCACAATACCTGGCAACATACCGTAGGTATTAAACCAGTCTGCACCAGTATACATTTGAATTTGTAGTTCAGATGCACTGATGTAATGATTAACAATACGAGTACGAGTATCTGCTGCCTTGCGTGCTGAGTCTGAAACCATATTGGTTGCAGCGCAGTTAAACGATGGTAGCGGTGCCATTGCTTCTGCAAGGTCACGTGCTGCTACGTCAATAAAGTTAGCAACTAGAGGCTTTGGGTATTCCTCTGAAAACATTGCAGGGTAAACCTTGCTAATGTCTCCCTGACGTACAGAGAGCACATCACGCATTCTCTGGTCACGTGCAGCGTAGCGCGTTTGTAGGCGATTAACCTTGGCTACTACCTCTTTAGTTGATAACAATTTTTTGTCCTTACTTATTTTTACGTGCTTTTAATTTTGCAATAGTCTTCTTATCGTTGTAACCCTTAAGAATCACATCGGCATCTGAAGGTAACTTCTTGTTTCTGCTTGGAGGTGTTTGACCTTTATCAAGGTAGTCATTAAGACCTTTTGGCTTTGGCTTAGCAGGTGCCTTTTTTGCTGGCATCGGTGCTGGCTTAGCAGTTGGCTTTGTTGCTGTCTTCTTAGGAGCAGGCTTTGTAACTTCTAAAGCAATTTGTTTTTTCATATGGTGTGTCTTGTGCATACCTTGGTTGAGCATCTCTCGTGCTCTGATCTCACAGAACCACAGTGCCATCACCATATCGGTCTTACCCTTAGTAGTAGGCGACCAGGTAATTAGTTGCTCGATGAGCGCCTTAATGTTTTCAGTCTGGTCAGAAGGTAAGTGAATAAGGTTATCTCTGTGGTGCTTACCATCGAACTGCTTGGTCCCGAACAAAGTTGACATTGATGCAACGCCGAATCCTGAGTCCCACTTGTTACTACCAGTATGGTGTTCCCGCAGTAACACTCCCCTAGAGGCCAGGTTCTGACGGATTCCTTCATCTTGGGTAAGGAAAGATTGAAATGCATTCTTCTCTACAATCCACTCGGTAGGTTGATAGAGCGCAGTCCAGTCAAAGATTATCTGACGGATTGCAGCAGGCGTAGGGCGAGTGATCTTAATAGCATCAACGATATAGCGTTTATGACTAGTCCGATCAATAGCGTAACAAACGACGGCTGTATCACCAACCATAGCGGGATCAAGACCACAAATAATTGAAAAACCACTGAGATCACGCGGGCCACAAGGTAACCCACTTGTCGGGGTCTTCGTGTGTCTCCAGTAATGCTGGCATAGCCAAGTACTTCCAAGGAACAAGGCCACCTGGGTAGCGGTCTTCGGATCGTAGTTCTTTGTAGAGATCAATTGCTGTAACGCGGGTACCGATAATGATTAACTTACCAGTAGGGTTAAGACGAGAGCGCACATCCTGAGTTAACCATCGGATCTGCTTTTCAAATTCATTGGCGTTCTTTAATGTCACCGCATCGTCTACGATAATCATATCTGCACGCTTACCGTAGATCTGACCACCTATACCGACGGCCTCAATGTTAGGATCCTTTTCTGAGGATTCTCTAAGTTCATCACCAAAGGTCACACGGGTTGCCTGCCACGAGGCTGTCTTAGAGTTAAACCCTACGCCAGCCGCGTATGCCTGTTGTAGTGCTTCATAGTTTGGATGAGTCAGGCGTTGCTTGATGGCGTAGAGAAAGTCTGCTGCTAGTTGCTGAGTCTGAGAGACAATCAGCACACGAAAGTTAGGGTTCTGACAAACCTGCCAGGTAACGTAGTCAATTGTCACCGTCATTGACTTGGCGTGGTTGGGCGGGATATTAACAAGAATACGGTTACTAGCCAGCCCTGGTTCGTACTTCATACTGGGATGTAGCCAGGAAGGTTCTCTTCCCTCGATTACATCTATTAGGTTCTGCTGGTGTGGAAAGGTCCGAGAGTGTAGGTACTTCTGACGGAACTCTGCAAAGTCTATGTCGTGGACATCGGATGAGGCAAAGTTCTTATCCTTCAAACCTAGCCTTGTTCGGTCCATCTTGTCTGCAAAGACCTTATCGGTCCTGCGGTAGTATTCATAAGTCTTATAGGATTTACCAGATGCAGCCGTGGCTGCCTCGATAGTTAAACCCTCTGCTACACCTGAAAGGATCAGACGCTTGGCGATGTCACTGGACTTCTCCGTCATTACTTCTTTTTCTTTTGAGAATCTTTTTTCTTACCGTAGGCGTATGCTGTTAATCCAGTCAAAGCAGCACCACCAGTAGCACCCTCTGCTTGACCCTTAATTCTTGCCTTACCCACGATAGGGGTTGATTCTCTACGTGCCGTATCTGCTGACTTAGTAATTGCTTTATTGCGCTTAGTATCTGCAGCCTTTTGTCGGCCTGCTACCTGGTTACGGGTTGGCTTGGCTGTAGTGCCTGAAACTCTCTTAGCGTTGGGTGTTGTAGATACGCCACCGCTTTTGGATGTAGTCTTACTAGAACCTTCAACCTTTTTATTAAAAGGCTTACCCTTGCTACTAACCTTGGGTGCCTTCATAGATTCTGCGACTCTTTGCCCAACCTTCTGGCCAATCTTCTCTCCACCCTTTTTACCTGCTTGACGGATGGCTGCGGCTCTTAAAGCCGCGAGTGCTGCTGCGCCAATCAATGGTGCTGGCATTGGTATCTCCTAAGTTTGGGCCAAAAAAAAATTTTATACTAGGGGAAGGATCTCTATACTGGAGATAGAACTGTCCCCACTAAAAGCAGTAACCGTTCGGGCTTAGCGCCCGAGCAAGCCACAGCGAAGCGAGGGGTAAGTTGGTGCTCGTCCTAGGGGGACTCGCGTAGTGCCAACGTAGCGAGTACTGGTCGTAAAACTAGTAAGCGTTCGTTTTACTCCCTACTATATATAAGGCAGGAAAAATAACCGATTTCCCGTCTACGGTAGATTTTATTTTCGTTTTGTTACCAAGGTCACATTTATATATGTACAAAATAGGACATTTACGGGGATCTCACTTTAGCGCAAATTTCTTTTGTGGGAGTATGTATGTCCCCGCCGTCAGACTTAACACCCCCGCGTCCGTTTTCCACAGGCTGTGGATAACCCCCACCCCCCCTGTGGATAACTATTGTGCCCTGTGGATAACTTTATTTGGAAAGAGAGGGAGGGCTCTACTTCTGGCACTTTGATTAAGTTACTCATCAGTAACAAAACCCCCTTGCCTTATGTTACTGGCCTCCCCTCTTCGGTAACTTATGACCCCTTCAATTGTCGACAAAGGACACAAAAGACACCAGAAAAAAAGTTCCCTTGATCTTGCGTATACGGTAGACAACCGCACCAAATCGGCCTTATACTGAGAACATCAAAGAGCGAAGGGTTCTTTGATTAGTTGAAACTTCAACTACTTAGGAAGGGAAAAAACAGTGCTACACACTAACAATTCAACAACAAAGACAGAAGTTCGCAAAGACTTTTCCTATGCCCGCCATTTGATGCAATTGGCAGACAAGATGATGAGTGACAAATCAATCACAGACTTTTCAGAATCTTCAGAACTAGGACAGATCGCCCTTGAACTCACCGCATCTGTTTCAACCCTTCTCCAATGGTTGCAAGAACAAGAAGAAAAAGGAGCAAAGTAAAAATGAACTTCACAATGAGAAACAACAAAGGAAAAGAGATTGAGTTTCGCTTTATTGCTATCGGCGCCCCTTATGGATTGGGCGCAATAAATAACGGCGATCACCCTCTTTGGGAGGTTTCGTCTAACGGTTTCACTTTGGGACAGTGGAGGGTGGAAACAATTGCAGAACACGAAGACGGGAAGGGATGGTGCCTCCACGGGGCACACCGTGAATACGATCTTGATGAGTTCCTTGCCGATTACGCAAAACAAAAGAGCATTCAAGCCCTAACAGGAGAAAAGGTGGACAACTAATGAAAATGGAAAGAATCACCATAAACGGCAAGCCTTTGGAGGATTGCCAGAAGTGCGAAGGCGAGGGCACTATGTTCGCGGTTGCCGATCTCAAATGGGGAAAGGTGGCGAAGTGGCAACACTTTGCCCGCTGTGAGATGTGCGGATTTGAAACGGAGGTGAAGTGATGAGAGTTGCAACCGAAAAGGATTTTCCGATCAAAGAGGAGACGGCAACTTTTGAGGTGACTTTGACCTTCAACAGCGAGGAAGTATGGGAGGCGGTAACGGGTTCGGGTTTTGCTCACACAAAGTATTGGGTGAACTTCGTGGAATTGGACACGTGGCGCAAGCCGTGTGCCATCACGATCACACACGACACCGAAGAAGGAGGCGAAAGCGTGACAACAATAGAACCCGCCCGCCTCTTTGAGGCTTTCGGGGAATTGGTAAAGCAAAACTTCGGGCACTGTGGAGGCTACAACCTTGCAGACCTAGAAAATGCGGATGCGTGTCACGGTGATCTGGTTCTACAGCAAGCAATCTTCGGTAAGATAATCTTCGGATAAGCAAGACCGCCCCCGCGCTACGGGCTACGAGGCTCACAACCTCACGGGGGCACAAGACAGGAGGGCAACACCGCCCGCCTCTCTTAGCCTAGGAAGGGCAGAAAATGACAACAGCAACAGCAGAAAAGAAGATGACAAAGAAGGAACAAAAGGCGCTAGATGTGCAATACGCCCGCGAACAGTTGCTCACTCACTATGTGAGCGAAGGTGACACGATCTATACCGTTTTGCGTAGCGTTTCTTCTAGTGGGATGAGCCGTACGATCTCTCTAAAGGTGGCAAAAGATGGCAAGATTTTAGACCTCACCTATTACGCATCAATCCTTTTGGATTGGCCACTTGTGGAAGTAAATGGTTCCCGCGCTCTTCGTGTCGGTGGATGTGGGATGGATATGGGTTTCCATACTGTCTACACACTTTCCCGCGTACTATTCCGCGTGGAGGGGCAGACCTCACCAGATGCGGGCTATACCTTGAACCACGCGTGGGCATAAGGGAGGGGCGACAAATGAAACTCATCAAAGACGAAACAAGCGCGTGGGAAACTCACCTAGTGGAGGGCTACCCCTTCGGGATTGAGAAGATAGACCGTGGGGCGTGGTACCCCTTCCAATTGTGGGGGAAACAGCGTATCTATTTAGAAACAAAAGGGACAGGGAAGGAGAAGGCCACGGCTATTCTTAGAGAGCGCGTGGAAGATTACAAGGCGCGGATTATTGTGGGGGTGACAGCGTGATAAATGATGCGATAGTTCTTTGGGGCTTGCTGTTAGTATACGGTGTGCCCATTGGCGCTCTTGCCTATTGGATGGAGAAGAAGATACACGATACAGGAGGAGAAGATGGGGCATAAGCACGCTTGGAGATACACGGACAAATGCTGTGCTTTCTGTGCTAACTGTGGCGCGGAAAGTTATCAAGGAGAAATCATAGGAGGACAGGATGAGTGAGCAGGAGAAGATGGCGCAATTTGTATTCACGGTGGTGATTGCACCCGCCAATAAGCAATACGATGTGGAACTGTGGGACTTTGCAGGCACAGAGCCTAAGCAACTTGCCACAGGAGGAGGCAG